CCGGGGTCACAGGACATTTCAAAATAAATGGCATGCCTTTTGTTGATCGTGCTGGTCAACGTATCATAGACAATGATTCCTGGCATCGTAGCAGAAATCAACAACGCAACTGGGAAACATTAACACAAATACTAGGACTAAGAACGCAACTATTTGAGGTAACTGATCCGGTCAGAGACAAGTCTGGAACCAAATGGATGTTTGAATTTGAAACGGAAACATCGGACACATTTGGATCGCCGGATGATCCTACTGCAATATTACGGACCGATGCGGAAGCAGTGCCTATGATCCTTAGTCTGGGCAACCAGCCCGATATACTGCCTTTCTTGCGCACTTATGGGCCCGGACAAAACATATGGTTTGCGGCCCTACCATAAATATTAGACCATGAGCGAAGCCACTGAAATTGAAAAGAAAAGTCTAGAAGCTCACGTGGAACTGTGTGCCGAACGCTACAATCAGCTGGAAGCCAGATTTGAGCATGTAGAAGGCAAAATCAATCACCTGGATGCTTTGTTGCGCGAAGTGCATGACATGGTACAAAGGATGAGCGAAAAACGCACAGATCAACTCATTGGTTGGGGAGTGGGCATCATTGGTGCTTTGATAGCAACCACAGTATATTTGGTCACACACTACGTATTAAAATGATCACAGAACGCGAAGTAGAACGCATGTTTCGCAAGGAATTTAGCGATCTCATGCCCAACGTGATTTGGCAAACTGAAGATGGTGTCTATCAGGTTTTTGATCGCTATCGCATACAGCCTGAAAACATCGGGTTCCGTGTGACCTGTTCAGCTACAGATATTGGCGTGTTTGCCAGTACAAAAACAGCACTCAGCTGGTGTATAGCAGACAAAAACTGTGCATATAATACAGCCCGAGAAATCCTGACCATGGACACAAAACTGGCAGCACTGACAGCAGACATAGCCACACGTGCTGCCATAGGTGATCACAGTCGAGATCCGGCTCTGCGCGAGATGATACTGACCAAACTGGAAAGCAAGATCATACACAAAAAACTGCTGGAAAATCAACTGGCCAAATGCGTGAGCTGGGCTAAATATGTACAACAACGAGGATTCGAAGATGAAACTGCAAGAACTGGCCGTGGCCAACCCAACAAAACAAGCCGCTAAGGTATTTGAAAGTTATTTTGGCACAGATCTGGCATTTGATCGCATCAGTGCCCAGCAGACCCGTAGCATGTTGCGCCGTGTGCGCAACACCATAGCTGAACATCGCCGTACTCCAGAATTCCATCGCAGCGAACAAAATCCTGCTTATCTAAAACTAGTGGTCATGGAACAGGCCTTGGCCGCACGTGTGCAGGAACAAGCCGTGGGCATGAGCACAGCCTCCACAGCAGCCGGCACAGGTGCCTATGTCAACAACATGCCCAATGCTCAAACTACCACAGCAGATCCAACCAAGACTGCAGCGGCCATGACCTTGCAACGTCAGCAACGTCAGCGTCAACTGGATGATGAAGACAAACAGTTGACAAAACAAACTCAAGACATTGCAGCAAGAAAATCTGCCATACAAAAAGAAAAAGCTCAACTTGAAAGTCGTCGGACATTGAAGCAACGTCTCAAAGAGGCTAGTGAAGTGCAACAGGCACAAGTCGTGCTGGCCAGCCAAGACATGGTTGACCAAGTGCAGAAGATGAGCGAACAAGTGTCAGCCATGCAGTTCAAAGATCTGCCAGCCTTGGTAGATCAGATCAAGAACGAAGTTGGTGTGGATCAAGCCATGCAATTCAACACCGATGCCACAGCCGCACTGGCAGGTCTTTTGCAGAACTTGCAAGGCGCCAAAACACAACTAGAAGGTGCTTTGGGTGTGGTAACAGGACAGGCTCCACAAGTTCCTGGCGCTGACATGGGTGCCGATCTTGGTGCAGAACTGCCAGCTGAACTTCCTGCCCCTGGTGAAGAAGAGATCGATGTCACAGATATAGACGTTGAAGAACCCGAAGCCGAACCGGCGGCTGCAACCCTGGGTCGTGCTCGTAGATAATGTTGATTCGTGAATTTGCGTCTGACAAAAGTGCCACAGATCCGGTCAAGCTGTTAGCTTTGGCCACCTTTCTCAAGCAGCGTGCCGAAGATGAAAACGCCGTTGCGCAGATCAGTCAAGCGGCATTTATTGAAGCAGCCAAAAGCCTTGACATAAACATTACCCCCGAAAGCCTGGCCGACATGATTGCTCAAGGTCCATTGAAGAATGTGTTGGAACCGTTGCAACCCAATTCCGAAGTGGTCAGATTCAAAGGCAACACCGAAGAAGTCACAGGCATGAGCGTGGACCAGGCACGAGCCGTGGTTGATGCCAATGCCAAATCAGCAATGAAGCGACGTCAGTGATCAAACACAAGTTTTCAAAAATAGAATTTTACATCACAAATGTTTGCAATTTAGCCTGTGAAGGTTGCAATCGTTTCAACAATTATAATTTTTCTGGACACCAAAAATGGTCAGAGCTGGAATCCATTTACCAGCGTTGGGCCCAGCACATAGGCATAGAACACATGGTTTTGTTGGGCGGTGAGCCCTTGCTCAATCCTGACATTTTGAACTGGGTACACGGACTCAATCGCGTGTTTGGTACCAATGTCCAGATACTGTCCAACGGCACACGTATCAACAAAGTGCCAGGTCTATACCAGGCCTTGCAGGTGGGTGGCAATTGGATGGGTATCAGTTGGCACAATCCACAAACCATAGATGACTTTGATCAAGAAGTACGCAAATTCCTGCAAGGTGAAGTGATCAAGGTTGATCGCAATCATGAAGACAACAATTTTGGTGCTCCTATGATGTGGATGGATTCCAATGGTGTCAAAATACCCTTGTGGATCCAGTACGAATTTTATGACAGTGCCATAAAGTTAAATCAGTCTGGCAGATTTGCGTTGCACAACAGTGATCCTGTGCAGGCTCATGCCAGCTGTGGTTTTGCCAAATTCAAAAACTATCATTTTATCAACGGTAAACTGTACAAGTGCGGACCCGTAGCCTTGTTTCCAGAATTCGACAAACAGCATGAGTTTGACATATCTGCGGCCGACAGAGAACTGATCAACAGTTATCAACCATTGACTGTGGAGGGCTGTGCCGATCATGGTCCGGATTATTTCAAACAATTGGATCAAATGTTACCACAGTGCAAGTTCTGCCCTGAAAGTCTTGCATACAAGTACAGATTGCACGCAGTCAGTAAAAATTTATCTAAAAAACAAACAACTTTTGAATCAATTTGATTGTAAATACAAACACAATCTGTTATAATACTTAGAGGAGTATTGAAATGGCTTATTCTGAAAAAGTAATCGATCACTATGAGAATCCCAGAAATGTGGGCAAAATGGACACAGGCGATGTCAACGTAGGCACCGGCATGGTAGGAGCACCGGCCTGCGGCGATGTAATGAAACTACAGATAAGAGTAGAAGATGGGATCATTCAAGATGCGAAATTCAAAACTTATGGCTGTGGGTCGGCGATCGCGAGTAGTAGTCTCGTCACGGAGTGGGTCAAGGGCAAAACGCTGGAGCAAGCTGGCGCAATTAAGAATGCTGAAATTGCACAGGAACTCAGTCTCCCGCCGGTTAAGATCCATTGTAGTATCCTTGCGGAAGACGCTATTCGGGCGGCCATAGAAGACTACAGAAAAAAGCACCCCGAATGATTAGTGTGACTCCCCGGGCAGCCAGCAAAATTGTCAGCAATTTGGATCGACGCGGCGCAGGCATTGGTATACGTTTGGGTACCAGGACCACTGGTTGTAGTGGCTTGGCCTATGTGTTGGAATATGTGGATAACCCTGACATCACAGATCATGTTTTCGACAGTGATGGCTTTAAAATCGTAGTTGATCCCAAGAGCTTGCCCATCATTGATGGATTAATCATTGACTGGGTACGTAACGGCCTAAACGAAGGCTTTGAATTTAATAATCCACAAGAGAAAGACCGCTGTGGTTGCGGGGAAAGTTTCCGAGTTTAATTTGTACAATCCACGATTTGATTATAAACCTTTGAGTCGTGTGACTGAAGACGGCCGCAGGCTGTATGATACTCCCGGCGGCAAATTGCCCAGTGTAACCACAGTGCTGGAAAAAACCAAGCCTGAAGAAAAAAAGCAGGCCTTGCAAGAGTGGCGTAATCGTGTGGGCCATGCACAAGCACAGGCCATAACCACCGAAGCAGCCAACCGTGGTACCAGAATGCACACCTATCTTGAGCACTATGTAAAAAATGGTGAACTCAAAGACCGAGGAAGCAATCCGTTTGGCTGGGCCAGTCATGCCATGGCGCAGACTGTAATCGATGACGGTCTCAAAAATGTGCAGGAATTTTGGGGTGTAGAGATACCTTTGTATTTTCCCAAATTGTATGCAGGGACCAGCGATGGTGCTGGCCTACACATGAACGAAGAAAGCATACTAGATTACAAACAAACCAACAAGCCCAAGCGCCGAGAGTGGATAGAAGACTATTTCTTGCAACTAGCGGCCTATGCTCTAGCACACAACGAGGTACATGGCACAAACATCCGCAAGGGCGTGGTACTCATGTGTGTAAAACCACCAGTGGATGCACAGGGTCGCCCAACTGCACGTCCAGAATATCAAGAATTTGTGCTGGAATCTACAGATTTTGACCACTGGTGTGATGCCTGGTGGCGCAGACTGGAGCAGTATTACCTGCTGGCCTAAACAGCTAAATACTGCACTAGAATCAAGGACAACAAACGTGGCCATTGTACAGATATCCCGCATAACCAACCGCAAAGGTCTGCAAGAAAACCTACCACAACTGGCTGGTGCAGAACTGGGCTGGAGTATAGACGAGCGCAGATTGTTCATTGGAAACGGCACCTTGCAAGAAGGTGCGCCAGTTATAGGCAACACGGAAATTCTCACAGAATTTTCAGACATCTTAGAATTACAGACCACGTACACCTACAAGGGCGAAGCCGCCGGCTATACGGTACAAACTGGACCCACCCCCGGTACCCCAATTACTCTTAGTTTGCAAAGTTGGTTGGACCAGTTTGCTACAGTCAAAGATTTTGGTGCTGTAGGCGACGGTGTAGCCGACGACACTGACGCTATTAATCGAGCCCTGTTTCAACTATATTGCAGAGAGACCAATCCACAGATACGGCGCAGCCTGTTTTTCCCTGCCGGCGTGTACAAGGTCAATCAAAGCATTAACATTCCGCCCTATGCCACACTTTATGGCGAAGGCGCAGACAATTCTGTGATACAATTGCAGGTCGGCGACGATAGCACTTTGCACGAATGCGTGGCTCGCACTGCTGATAGCCTGCAACAGATCGGTACCAGCATCGGAGACAACGGTGCCACTGCACCAGAATTCATAACCATCACTAATCTTGGATTTCAAAGCCTGGATTCCACAGTGGATGTGTTCATAGTCCAAGATGCTACCAACTGTAGATTCACCAATGTTACGTTTACCGGGCCATTGACCAGTCCTACCTCTGCTGCTGCTGATATCCGTGCTGTGGCATTTGCCAGCACTGCACCCTATGTGTGTGATCAGATCGTGTTTGATGGCTGTAAATTTTCCGGCACTACCTATGGCACACAAACCAGCCAAGAAATCAAGTCAGTTACCTTTACCAATGGACAGTTTAGGAATCTTTACCAAGGAGTGATATTGGCAGGAACGTCGGCCACAGGTGTTAGAATCACTGGAAACCAATTCGACGATATCTATGCTGAAGGTATCATATTTCAAAGCGCACTGGATCCGGCATTGAATGCCAGCGGTCACAATATATTCTATGATGTAGGCAATCATTTCTTAGGAGCAGGTAATCCCTTTACACCTGTGATTGACATACAAAGCAACAACAACATCAGTGTCAGCGACATGTTTGAGCGTGACGACAGCGATGCTGCAAGTTTTCCCCGAGTACAACTTGGCAGCACAATCAGCATAGCCACCACCAATGGTTCACAGTTGGCCATGGGTTCATATGTGAGAGAATCTGGTGAAACCAAAACCTTGATCAACGATACTTCCGCCAATGTGTTCGAGATCGACGCTACCTTGGTACAAGCATTTAGTGTCAACTACACCATAGTCAGACAATACAACTACAGAACTGGCACCATTGTGGTGGCCAGCGATGTGGGCGACAGCAGTGCTGGAATTACCAGTACCGATGATTTTGTGGAAAACAATGACACCGGTGTCACACTGTCAGTGTCACAGTCCGGTGACATCATTAGCCTGGATTATGTTGCCAATGAACAAGGTATCAACGGCACCATGACCTACAGCATCACTTACCTGGCTTGATCTGGCCTGTATCTTTTAGTTCTCGATTGGCCAGCTGGAATCAGTTGCGCGATCAGTGCATAAATCTCTCTGTGGAATCTGCATTACAACACATCAACTCCTGGTGGTTTGTCGCACCGTGGCAACCCTATTATCTACACTGGGATGATCAAGAAGTATGGCCCGATCCTTGGCAACTTTTGAGTGACAATATCTATTGTGAAGTTGCAAGAGGCTTGGGAATCCTGTATACTATAAGTTTGTTGGATCGTGCAGATTTGGCCCCAGCAACCTTGATTTTGACCCAAGATGATACAAATTTAGTACAAGTTGCACAAGAAAAATATATACTTAATTGGGCGCCTGACACTGTAGTAAATACCAACCTGAATGTGAAGATCAAAAAGAAGTACCAGCAGCACGCCATAAAGTAGTAATAAAAATTTAGAACGAGAGAAAATGACGCAGATTACAGTTGTAAAAAGAAGCGGCGTGAAAGAGCCACTGCATATTGACAAGTGGCAGGCTCAAGTAGCCAAGGTTTGTCAAGGAATCGCCGATGTCAGTCAGAGCATGATTGAAATCAAAGCACAGTTGCATTTTTATGATGGCATAACCACACAAGAGATTGATGGTATTACCTTGCGTGCCATCGTAGATCTCATTGATGTTGAAGCCAATCCTGATGTGGGTCACACCAACTATCAGTATGTGGCTGGCAAGCAACGTCTCAGCATGTTGCGCAAAGATGTGTATGGTAGCTATCAACCTCCACACCTGTATGAGATTGTAAAGAAGAATGTGGCCACAGGTCTTTACACTCCGGAACTATTAGAGTGGTACACAGAAGATGAGTGGAATCGTATGAATGATCTCATCGACCATGCCAAGGATGAGGAATACAGTTATGCAGCCATTGAACAGCTTATTGAGAAGTATCTTGTACGCAATCGCGCTACGAAGGAGATCTATGAGACTCCACAAGTTAGGTATATGGTCGCGGCCGCTACGGTCTTTCATAAGGAAGAGCCTCAATCAGCCCGTATGCGTTACATCAGAGAGTATTACAACTGTGCGAGCGATGGCTTATTTACTCTTGCTACACCTGTGCTGGCTGGTCTTGGCACTCCAACTAAACAGTTTAGTAGTTGTGTTCTTATCCGCAGTGACGACGATCTGGATAGCATATTTGCTAGTGGGGAAATGATGGCCAAGTATGCGGCCAAGCGAGCCGGCATTGGCCTGGAAGTTGGTCGTCTGCGCCCCTTGGGTGCTCCCATTCGCGGTGGTGAAGTCATGCACACCGGCATGATACCATTTCTCAAGAAGTGGTTTGGAGATTTACGTAGTTGCAGTCAAGGAGGTATTCGTAATGCAAGTGCTACTGTGTTCTATCCTATTTGGCATTATCAGTTTGATGATCTTATTGTACTTAAAAACAATCAAGGCACAGAGGAAACCCGAGTGCGTCATATGGATTATGGGGTTGTGCTTAATGCCATGTTCTGGCGACGATTCAAAAACAAAGAAAACATAACCTTCTTTGATCCCAATGAGGTGCCCGATCTCTACGAAGCCTTTTACAAGGACACAGAACTGTTCGAAGAACTGTATGTGAAGTATGAAAAACGAAAAGATCTTCGCAAGAAGGTGATCAGTGCCGAAGAAGTATTCAAAAGTGGTATCTTAAAGGAGAGAACTGATACAGGACGCATCTATCTTGTGTTCATTGACAATGTCATGAACCAGGGACCATTTGATCCTGAGTACCACGCTATCTATCAGTCAAACTTATGCTGTGAAATTCTATTACCTACTAAGCCCTTTCGCCGTCTGGATGACGATGCTGGCCGTATTGCTTTATGCACATTGGGATCCATCAACTGGGGTACGTTCCGCAATCCTGAAGACATGCGTCGGGCTTGCCGCATATTGCAGCGCAGTCTATGTAATATATTGGACTATCAAGACTATTTGAGTATCCAGAGCATGCTGTCAAACCAAGAGATCCAACCCTTGGGCATTGGAGTAACCAATCTTGCTTACTGGCATGCCAAACGTGGACTACTTTACGGTGACAAGGAAGCCTTGCACGAAGTCAAGACCTGGATGGAACATCAGGCCTATTATCTCACAGAAGCCACAATAGAACTGGCCAAGGAACGTGGTCCTTGCAGTCACAGTGGACTTACCCGTTACGGTCAAGGAAAGTTTCCTTGGGAACTGCGTGCCAAGGCTATCGACGAGTTGACCAACTTTAAACCAGAACTGGATTGGGAACGTCTGCGTGCCTTGATGAAGGTGCATGGAGTTCGCAACGCTACCTTGATGGCCATTGCTCCAGTAGAAAGTAGCAGCGTAGTGATCAATAGCACCAATGGTATTGAAATGCCCATGAGCCTGATCACTGTTAAAGAAAGCAAGGCTGGAAGTCTAATCCAAGTGGTGCCAGAATACAACAAGTTAAAGAATCGTTATCAGCTCATGTGGGATCAGACTGACTGTGTTGGTTATATCAAGACTGCGGCTGTGTTGGCAGCCTATGTGGATCAAAGTATCAGCACCAACACATTCTATAATCCTGCGCACTTTGGTGATCGCAAGGTGCCTACAACCTTGATTGCCACCAACCTCATGCAGGCACATCGTTGGGGCCTGAAAACTTTCTACTATAGCCTGATCAACAAACAAGGATCAAAAGGTCAAGACGAAGCACCACAAGTGTTACACACACAAGAACCCGATAGTGATTTGCTAGAGGAAGATTGTCTAGCATGCAAATTATAAAGAGAACAACATGAGCCAAGCACAATACAATTTACACACACGAACAGATTACCTCAACCGCAAGATGTTTTTGGATCCTGCAGGTCCGGTGACCATACAAAGATTTGAAGAAGTCAAATACAACAAGATTGTGAAATTTGAACAAGAAGCACGTGGTTTCTTTTGGGTGCCTGAAGAGATTAGCTTGACCAAGGATGCCGGTGATTTCAAAGAAGCGTCTGACACAGTGCGTCATATTTTTACCAGCAATCTGTTGCGACAGACTGCTTTGGACAGTTTACAAGGTCGCGGTCCCACACAGGTATTCACTCCTGTGGTCAGCATTCCAGAACTAGAAGCACTCATGTTCAACTGGGGATTCTTTGAAACCAACATCCATAGCCGTAGTTACAGCCACATCATACGCAACATTTACAATGTGCCCAAGGAAGAGTTCAACAAGATCCATGACACCGCAGAGATAGTTGAAATGGCGTCGACCATTGGACTTTATTATGATCGCTTGCACATGATCAACTGCCGCAAAGAGTTGCAGGAAGAGTTTGATGAGTACGAACATATCCGGGCCATATGGTTGGCCCTGAACGCTAGTTATGGACTAGAAGCCTTCCGTTTCATGGTCAGCTTTGCCACCAGCTTGGCCATGGTTGAGAATCGCATATTCATTGGCAACGGTAACATTATACAACTGATCCTGCAGGATGAGATCCTGCACCGTGACTGGACAGCCTGGATCATCAATCAGGTGGTCAAAGAAGATCCCCGATTTGCCCGAGCCAAAGCAGAATGTGAAGCTGAAGTGTATGCCATGTATCTGGATGTGATCCGTGAGGAAAAAGCCTGGGCTGACTACTTGTTCAAGAAGGGTCCTGTGATTGGTCTCAATGCCAACATACTCAAAGACTTTGTGGACTACACGGCTGTGAATGCACTTAAAGAAATTGGAGTCAAATATCAGAGCCCTGCTCCCAAGACCACTCCTATACCTTGGTTCAACAAGCACGTGAACACCAGCAACAAGCAGACTGCACTACAAGAAAACGAATCGACAAACTATGTTATTGGCGTCATGAGCGACACCGTTGACTACAACGCATTACCTAGCTTATAATAACAATCAAGGAGACTTATATGAAAGCCATAGTATGGAGCAAAGATGCCTGTCCTTTTTGCGATCAAGCAAAAAATTTACTCAAGTTAAAAGGCATCGAGTTTGAAGAACGCAACATCAGCACAGACTGGACACGCGAACAGTTGCTGGAAGCTGTACCCAATGCCCGCACGGTACCGCAGATTTTTCTAGATGAGCAGTTGATCGGCGGGTTTACAGAATTACGCAAACATTTACAAGGATAACATGAAACTAGAACTAGATCAGGTTTACACACTCAAAATCGCCAATGGCGACGAAATGGTAGCAAAAATCACCGCAGAAGATGACACCACTTACACGGTAACACGCCCACTGACAGTGGTTCCAGGCCGAGAAGGCATCAACATGATACACAGCCTGTTCACCGCAAATCCCGACAAAAATGTCACTATAAATAAACAACAAGTCAGTTGTATTGCCATCAGCAGAGATGAAGTGCAAGACAGCTACGTAGAAGCAACCACTGGAATAAAACCAGTGAGAAACAGCAAAATATTAATGGGATAAAAACATGCCAGCGGTACAACGAGTGGGAGATTTGAACAGTGGTGGTGGGGTAGCACTAGGACCTGGCCATACCAACGTTTTGATCAATGGTCGTCCGGCTGCTATTCCCTTTACCAAGTTCACCCCACATCCGCCTTGCAGTCCAAAACAACCGCAACACTGTTCTGGTGTGATAGCTGTGTCAGGCACATCTACCACAGTCAAGGCCAATGGAAAACCTTTGGTGTTGACCGGAGCAAGAGATAGCTGTGGTACACATACTAGACGTGGCGGAAGTCCCAACGTCAAGGCAAAATAATGGCAGTCTTGGGCACCTTGAGCAGTGTGAACCTTATAGCCGGTGCCGGCATATTGGGAAATGTTGGCGGCGTTCCAATTTCAGCCAACACCAACTTATCAAACAGTTTAACTAGTTACAGTTCTGTATCAGTGGTATCCAGATTTGCAAACATTGTGGCCACTGGCTTTATTTCATTGAATGTTGTGGCCAACACATTTCCTGCCTTGACCAACAGTGTTCCTACTGCGTATCAATCCAATCTGGGCAACGCCACGATGACCACGGCAATAACCAACCAAGTCAATGATATCATTGGGATCAACGATCTTGGCATATTTGCACAAGTGCTTTCGGCTGCTCAAGGTTATGTGAGTCAGACCAACCAACTGATCAAAACTACACTCAATGCCGAATCCACAGAAAATACAACAGGTTGGACCAATCAAGACAATCTATCAACTGGTGGACTCAGTGAAGTCAGTCTGGCATTTTCTGCTTTTGGCGCCGATCTGGCTCAACTGGGCATCAGTATTGACATGAACAACATCAATAACATTGGCAGTCCAGCGGCACTTTTGCGGCAATTGGCCACAGTGGCCAGCACCACCCCGGCCCTGAACTCAGCATTGTTGGCCGCAGGCATTCCCCAGGATCTAATAGAAGATGAAGAAGCCAGCTACACTGTGCGACAACAACAACTGATATATCAGGCCATGACGCAGATCACTGGTGCAGATCTGGCACAGATACTGAGACTGTTGCGAGTGACCACACCAGGCATTGCTACCATGGCAGATTTATTGAATCCTGTGAAAATGTTCCCTCGCAGTTTCAACACATTGACAGCTCCTACTGCCAATGGTCTAAGAGGAATTTACATTGACTCAACTGGTGCTGTAAACACCAGGCTTGAAACAGAATTACCAAATAGTGTGCTTGCGCCATTGACCGGCAATCCTTTACAGGATTTACCAAACAATCAAAATCAAGTATGAGCACCTATAATCAACTTCGAAAAATTATTCCTCCAGACCAAGCCCTGGCCAACAAAGGTCTTCAAGCAGGTCTAGAACAGGCAAAAAATATTCGAGATACCACACTGCCTGCATTGGCAGCGGCAGTAGAAAACTTGGAAACCAACATAGGACTTGACAGCATCAATGCTTTGACCCAGCCATTGCCTGCCAATGTGATAGCTTATTGGACTTCGACCTTTGCCACCGGAACTGGACCCGACGGGCTGTTGTTGTTGACTGATGTCATCGGCAGTGTGGCTGGATACAATATCACACAACCATTAACAAGCGCCACTCAAACATTAAACGCCATGATCAGTGAAGGTGACTTTAATTCTTTGACCAACGTCTCAACCGGTGTTTATACTGTGATGGAAACCACTGCAGCCGGTACCTACACCGCCGAAGATCCTATGATGCCAGGAGACTGGTACACTACCATTCCTGGTGGCCTGCCCGGTGCCGGTATATATGGTCCATCTGGATCTGGCAATGCCAGCATACAGCTGGCCTTTGACAACGGATTAACCCCAGCCATGATCAGCGTGGTTGGTACCATTGTGAGTGCCAATCCTGCTCAAGTTGCCGACACCACGGCCAATTTCAACACCATTGGCTTGCAAATCACAACCGAACAAACCAATCTAGCACTGGCCGGAGTAGACTTTGCAAATCTAGTAGCCAACACTCAGCCCTGGAGTTTGGTATACAATTTGGCCACCGATGGGCTAGATGTAACCGAAGGAGGTAGTGCCTATGTTTTACAAAGCGTGGCAAATTTGGCCACACAAGGCGGCCAGGCAATTGTCAGTACCATGCGCGAAGCTCGTAACCAGGTTCGTTTGAATTCGGCTGGAATCCAAACAGATATCATTGTCAGTGATCAATATCCTGAACCCGAAGCCGATCTTGGTACTACACAATACACTGTGGCTCAGGCATCTAGCCAAAAAATCCTGTAGTTTTGCCAAAAAAATCAACCCAAGATACTGCTAAGGCGTTAAATAAGTAGATGACAAGATTCTCTTGTCATCAATTTACTTTCGAAAGGAAATACCATGAAAGCATTATTAGCAATCGTAGCATCCGCATTTGCCTTATCTGCTGTGGCACAATCTGCTCCTGCAAAAAAGGAAGAGCCAAAGAAAGAAGCCGCTAAACCAGCTGCTCCTGCTGCTGCTCCTGCTGCTCCAGCACCTGCAAAGAAGTAATCCACTCTTTTGCTGAAAAACCCTGCCCTGTGCAGGGTTTTTTTATGGTTGACCAAAAAGTCTCCTTTTTGTATAATAGCAGTATAGTTAATCAAAAGGAGCCACAGTATGTCTAAGAAACATTTCGAACTACTCGCCAAATACATCAACTCGATCATGGATCCCCATGCTCGTCTCCAGGCCGCGATCGCAGTGGCCAGTGCCTGCAAAGAAGCAAATCAGAGATTCGATCAGGACCGTTTTTTCTCGGCCTGTAACATATAGTCATATCTCCGACCCGGCGGCAACCAGGGTTAGTATGCACTAACATACTGTAATTCCTAAGTCCGGGACAATGGTTGACCAGTAATGGCATTTCGGTTATAATGTAGTTATAGTTAAGTTTATGGGGCGGCGACTGGCAATACTAGTAAACGCCTTGATGTAGAGTCAACTAAGCGCAGGCCAACTCTACACCCCACCCACCATCGAGGAGCAGATATGTATTTAGGAATGTTAGAACAATCAGAACAAGAACAAATCGTCCAGGCCCTGCGTGGTCCACAGTTTGATCGCAAACTGCACGGCGGCCTGTGGGATCGTGGCAGTGCAGACTCATACTATGGTCGTTGGAAAGAACCACACTGGTGGCCCGAAGGCACAGGGCATGGTCAACGAGTCACCCAACTCAACGAAGCCGAAATTGAGGAGTATCTAGCCGGCTACGACTGGAACGAGCAGTATGGCGACAAAAAAAGCTGGGATTGACCAGAAAAGGCCCATTTGTTATAATATAGTTATAAACAATAAAGGAGCAACACAATGGCACACAGCGATTTTGCAGATTTAACAGTAGACGACTTGCA